ATTGACCATATTTTCATAGGTAGCTTCACCTAAATAAAATTGCTCTAGTATATCATGACATATGCCACCCGATACACCGTATATATTCTGCCGAGTTTCAGGTTCATGCTTTATATAATGAAGCATAAATCCATAAGGGTCTGTCTTATAAGAGTTATATCTACTCCATGACCACAATCTATCTACATTATATTTCTTTTGAAGTCTTTTTATTTGTTCTTTAGTTTTTCTCTCTCCCATTTCTATCCCTTTCTTCTTTTAAATATATTTGATGTTCCTTTTCGTTATACTCAACTTTTCTATTAAATAAAGCCATATATACCTTATTATGCTTATCAGCAGGACTTTCTTTATCTCCTAAAAGTCCTAAACTATCTGTAACATAGTAACATGGTCTTATACCATAAAACTTCTCACATAAATTCCTAACGTGATGTATTGGAATATCACTATCCATTTGAATTATTATGTCAACATTTAATCCTATTAATATTTTTGCCTGTTCCTCTGTGATCTCATGCCCTCCCAAAGCAACTCCTGTATAGTCTAATCTACTATGCCTTTTCATGGGACTTTTTTCAGATTCAAAAATATTTATATATCCTGCTTTTTGAATACCTTGATAGTTTTCTTGTAATCCGTAAATATTCATACCTTTAGGAAAATTTTGTAATGGAAAATATTTAGGGATATCAAACATATCATAATTTTTGACTAAGGTTCTTCCAATGACGCCCACATAATCGTTCTCATTTCCACACCAATACTTATGAGGGATAATAATTCTATTATTTCTTCTGCTATATCCAATACCAAATATATCTTGTGTGCGTGGAAGAATCCCTTCTTGCACCCAACCTATATAGGGCATCTTAATAAATTCAGACAACATATCTTCATTAAAGATTTTTAATTCTTCGTTAGTATAGTCTTTATATTTCTTTGTAGCACGTTTAAAGACTTGCAGAATATCAACTTTATCCTCTTTAGGTTTTACACTCATTCCTGTATATTTTAAACCTAATATTTCATGGATATATTTAATGGAATCTACAAATTTTATATTTTTTATGTCCATACATAAAGTAAAAATATCCCCAAGAATTTTATCTTCTTTGGTGTATATTTTTGCTTTTAAACTATCCGATTTTATAGATATAGAGGTTGAGTTAGAATGTGTGAGACTTCCGCATCTATACTCTTTGCTATAGGTTTTAATATTAAAACAACCTAATTGCTCCAATATCTCTTTTGTCTTGTTGTTCTCTATAATATAGTTCTTCAATTCAAATGCATTTATTTCAACTCACCTCTTTACCAATCAGGAGCTATTGTAGTTAATCCTATTTCTTTATATGTATTAGTAGACATGTCATGTTCAACAACAATACTATATTCTCCACTTGAACCTTCTCTGTTTTTGACTATAAATAATATTTGATAATGCTTATCTTTATCTAATAACACAGGGATTTTACTTTTATTATTTTTACCTGTCATTTTAAATACTTTCAGCTCATTCTTTTCCCCTACGAATTCATCTTCGTATAATTTTCTAACCATTATACATGTCGAAGCCACATCAATAATATTCTTAGCCATACCTATATTGTCCTGAGTATAGCATCTTTGCCTACTGCTACTCTTAGCTAATTGAAAAGTTATTATAATATGTACATTAGCACATTCTTCTTTTATAGAGTCATATATTTTAACCATATTCTGCTGAAGATTAAACCAAAAAGCTTCAGTATTTAGGGTGTTTGAATCTGCTTTATATGTATCTAAAATGAAATACTTCACACCTAAATGAGCATATTTCTTAATACATTTAATGGCTTTATCTGAAGAATATTGACTAAAAGGTTTTAATATTATCTGTTTATCATGATCTTTGAGCCATTTTGCACATTTTTCCTTTAAGAAAGTTTTAAATTCAGGAGAAAATTTTCCATCTCTTAATGTGTATTTTTTTGTTTCTTTCTTGAAAATGTTGTTGGCAACCCAAACAAGCATCTCTCTCTGCCACTTTTTTAAACCTTCTTCATTAAGCATACAAACGATTGTTTCTCCACTTTCAATAATAGAAGGTAAATGTATTGTTCTTGTCAAAGTAGTCTTACCTGCCCCCGATAATCCACCTATTAAAGTTATATTGCCTAATGATGCTCCTCCTGTTTCGTGGTTTAATATCGGAGAATTATAATATGCTAATCCAACTGCAAATCCTTCGTCTAATTCATCAATAAGTTTATCTATATCTTGAGCAATGCTATATGTTTTATCGTCCCCTTCAACGTTTATAAAGATATGATTTAGCGTTGCTTCGTATTCATCGTAAATTTGTTCGGCATTCATATCTACATATCTATTTAATTTATCTGCAATAGGAAATTTATTTTTATATAAATTAACAACAACTTCCCATTTATTTAGTTCAGATATGTATCCTTCTATGTTTCCTGCGTTAACATATTTTTCTGTTTTACTTATTACATTATAGCCACCATATTCTTCATATTTTTCTTTGAGTTTTGGATGTTTTTCTAAATATAAATTAACAGTTATTTCATCTAAGGATTGTTTCTTTTCCTTGATTATTATATCGTAACCTATTTGGAAAAATACTTTCCATTCATTGTGCGAAAAGCTTTTAACACTTAGCTTCTCATAATTAAAGAATAGATCAGGAGTACCCCAAAGGATACTAACAATATTAGCTTCGCAGATGAGCCTAAAGTCCTTTATTTTAAGTATTGCATCTAATTCTTTATCTATGCTGCTATTTTTATCATCTTTATTAACTGTCATTATCTCACCACTCTTTACTCAAACATTAAGTCTTTTAATATACTATTTGTAATATCTTTTGTTTTCCGTGTGTATTTTGCCTTATGTTCCTCATCAGGAATATCTAATTCAATTGATTCTGCTTTTTCTTGTGCTTTTTTAACTTTTTTAACCCGTAAATACGTTTCATTTATATTACTTTCAATTATTACCATCATATAATTTATTATATGAGCTTCGTCTTTAAACTTATTTTTATTAGATATTGCGTTTATGATCTCAAATCTATGTATTTTAAAAGTCATAAGAATTATATCAAATGGGTATTTTGCCATTGGTTTTGTCTTATTATTCGTCATAAATTTACCTTCATGTAGACCTTTTAATCTTAATACTAATCTTTTATTTACCAATGTATCTTCATCATTTTTCAATATCTGATGGTGTACATATTCACACAACTCAATCCAATCAATATTTTCTTGTTCTGTCATTGGATTTAATGATTGTTTCTTCGGTTTCTTTGGTGATTCTTCGCATCCTATGTCCTTCATACTTATTTGTTTAACATCTTCTTTTCCCATTTTCATTCACTCCTATATAAAATAAGGGGAAGAAAATCTTCCCCTATGCAATTTTATTAATTATTATTAAATAGCCTGTACGAATTTGAGCAATTCTTCCAATGTTTCAGGACTTGCAAAGTTCATTTCTTTTACATCAATCTTTAGATCATCTATTTTTGTTTTAATCTTTTTCTGAGCATCCATATCACCCTTATGCTCTTTGATTAAATTTTTAATCTCTCCTGCTAATTTATCAGCCTGTTCGGATTTACCCAACACCCCATCAACCGAGGTATCTAAATCTTTTGAATAGTTGGCTGTTGATTTTTCTCCTGTCTTATTTCTCTCATCAAAGTATGCTTTCCAAATATCATAAGTGCAGTTTTCTATTATATCCCCTACTGTGGTAACATGAGTTCTATCCTTTTTGACTTCTGCATAGAATCTTCTTTCCTTTGTCTTTTTGTCTTCTTCGGTATAGAATCTCAATACAACATCATAGTCAAAAGGTAATGATTTATGCACATCAGGTTTATAACCTATAACTTTGCCATTGTCATCAGAAACTTCCTTTGCCTGTGCAGTAGATACTATGTGTTTCCCCTGTGATGACAAGGTTATTTTTGCTTGCTGTAGTTTCATGTTAATATTTTTTATTCTTCCCCACTTACTACGAGCATCAACTGCCTTACCTGAAATTTTAGCTTTTCTTTCTTCTACCTCTGTAGCACTAATATCCATAGTGTTGTAGAATTTTGTTTCAGAATCTATAAGTAGAGTATCGCAATCTACTTCTCCGTCTATGATAGCTTCAAGGTTTTCATCCAATGTATCTAAATCAGATGTTGTATCTACTCCTATAAGATTGTTATATTTATTACCATTAATTGTTATGTCCTTACCTTCTTCAAATGCTAATCCTGCTTCGCTATCTATTGCT